ATATTCTGGGGTATAAGTAAAATCAACAATTCGTAATTTAAGAATATCATCAAGTCCTTTTGCAGTATCCACTACATTATTTTTTACACGTTCATCTGATGCAGAGGTAAGGTCAATTGTACCAAATCCATAAAATAAAGTTGTCTGTGAACTACCTTGTGCTGAGATAGTGTTAATAGATTGAGCTGAGGCATTAGCACCGACTCCAATTTTTCCAAATACAGCAATGCCTGAGCCTGTAGACTCCATTACCTTTGTTCCATCAAAGTAGGTCTCAACAGCCCCAGTTCCACCATCGACCAAAAATTGCGTTGTCGTTGAACTTTTATCGTCACTTATTTTTTGTATTTGAAAATTACCAGACCCATTTCTTAATCTATGGTTAGTTGTAGCACTTTCCATAAAGTCAATATGACAAGATGTATGTGCTATTTCTAAAAGACCACCGGGGATTTTCACGCCTTCGGATGTTGTCTCGAATTTGATTACATTATTGTAGTAAAGCTCGATTTGGGCATTATTTACAGCAACAATTTTATCTTCCCAAGAGCCGCCATCAGGTATATCTTGTATTCTTAATGTATTATTTGAAGCTTGCGAGTTAATTCTAAATTTATCGGCAGCGTCATCTCCCTCATCAGCAAAAAGATATAAAAGGGCATTGCCGCCTTCAGCACCAGTGATTTGATGTAAACCTTGTGTTTCTGCTCCATTTACTGTCGTGGCAAACATCTTTATATTATTGTGGTATAACTCTACGGCTCCACCTTCAATAAAACGAGCCATATTATTATTACTAGCATTGTCAGTAATTTCAATATCATCTCCCCTTATTCTTAAATTGCCAGTACCAGTATCTTGAACGTAACTGTGGCTTCCATCGTGATAAATTTCTAGGTCTCCACCAGCCCCGAAAGTTGCTTTTGCATTATCCGCAAACTCAAGGGCATTATCTGACCTATCAAAAACAATATCTCTTCCAGCAGTAGCACCATCAAAAGTTACATCTTCTTTAAAAAAACTTGCAGACTCTACATCAATACCACCAGCCAAAGTAAAAAGAGGAATCCAAGCGTTATTGCTTGAATTTCTTAGTTTCATTATTGCAGTATTTGTATCAGCCCACCATTGATATGCAACCGTAGTTGCTGGACTTGTTGAATTATCGTTATTTGATTGAATTGCAGCAAGGGCATTATTTAAGTCTGTACGAAATGCAGCCCCAGATTGGTTTGCAATATTATAGTCATGTGTTGCCATTACTTAGTCCTTTTTGTATAAGTATATGATAGTGTATAACTTAAATATAAACATATTTAACCTCCCTTACCAAACCCGATTGCTGTATATCTAAAATTAAGATTTTTAAAATTGTCGCTTGAATCTCGTACCTCTATAACAAATTGTGTACCTGTGATAGATGTAATTTTAAAATAATCACCAGTTACAGCACCTTCTAAAGTTATTCCTACTGTTGGCAAAAATGCTGTTGATGACCCGCCAAGAGAACCAGTACCCGCAAAAAATGGATTAGTGAATGTAACAGTTTTGGCAGATGTTCCAGAGGCAATAAGGCCATTTGTTGCATCAGTATTTCCAATGCTTGTTTCTGTTCTTTGTTTCACACTTGCTTCATAACCAAGTTCTGTAACATTTATATTTTGGGCAGGGTCATCTGATGTTAATTCAACCTTAAATTTAAAACCTCTTGCCGTATATTCTCCATTAGCAAAAGTATTAAATTGAGTGAAGTTTGGCCCAATATTACAAGTAGTGCCACTTGATATTGTTGCACTTGCACTTGCTGTAACTGTAAATGTATTTCCAGTAATTGTTTGTATTACATAGTTACCATCTGCGGCACTTCCAGCAGTAAAGTCAATTACAACCTGATCTCCAACCGAATATCCATGTCCATTTTTTGTTATCGTAATAGTTGTCCCACTTTGTTCATATGTAGCCGCCGTTGATGTTGTCGTATCTAATTGAGTTGTTGCCACAAGTAACTTAGCACCAACATCTTCAGCTAAATCACCGTCAAATTCTGTCCATGTGTCAATATTGGCAGTTCTTGAATCAATAAGATCATTTGGTAAAAGTCCAGAGGTAACAAATCTCCTTTTTAAACTTAAATTAAAAACTGCACCAAGATCAACTTCATTTTGAAATTCATAAGTACCACTAGAATTTATTGGCCCGGCAAAATCAATATTTGATAGATCATCAATGTCTTGGGTGATTGAATCCCATAACAAAGTGCCATCTAAAAGTAATCCGTCAAAAGTTGCATCATAGAAAGTATTTGTTTTGTTACCTTGAAATGGAGGTGAATCTGTATCCTCTCTTTCTGTAAGTATTATTTGGTTTGGTTGCGGGTCTGGTTGTGTAACGATTATTCTTGCAGCGTTATTTGATCTACGTCCACCATCATCGAGAAATTTAATGCTGTAGGTTCCGGTTAAAGCGGGAACAAGTGTTTCGCTTATATTTCCAGAAAGTTTTGGAATTATTTCTGTTGAATTACTAAATGTTGCAACAGCAGGGTCTACAGAGGGGGTATGCCTTACGGAAATTGAACCTCCGTGGGTCACATCAATGTCCGTTGCAGGGTCAAATCGTAGTCGTACAAAGAGATCTGAAACAGGTTCGACTGTCAATCCTGTCGGGTCTTCTGGAAGTGCTGTTTTACCTACAGCGTTAAAAGTTAAATTATTAGAAGTTGCTGAAAGTATTGCGTTTATGTTGTAACTATAAACTTCAAACTCATAAACTCCTAATTGACTATTCAATATTTCAAAATCAGGACTTGAAACCTTTGTTGAAATGAAATTACCGTTGTTATACCGATAATTTACTTGATATTCAATAACTCCTACTATAGGTTGCCAGCTAAGAACAATTTTAGAAACGGCTTGATTATTTATCGGAATGATAGTTTCAACTGCTGAAAGGTTAGATGGCGGCGGTTGTAATTGATTTAGTATAGAAACATTCCTTACAGGTAAAGTCGCACCATCTTCAATAAATGCGTATTTTGTATCAACATAAGATAACGCTGTAATCGTGTAATTTATGGAATCTGTTTCCTCAACTGTTATTACTCTAAATTTTTGAGATTCAACTGTAGAATTTTGTATTAAATAAATTGTGTTCGCGTTTGGGGTTTGTGAAAATGCAGCACTAACAGTAACAACGCCGTTTGTAATATCTGAAATATTTTTTGTTTCAATAGTGCCATCTGGCAAAATTAAAGATAAAGTCGGGCTGTTTGTCGTTGGTAAATCTGTATTTTCAGTGTCGTCAACAGTAACAACAGTTGTTGATGTAACGCTTTTTAGTCTTCCTGAACGCCTTACACCCGCACGAACAGGATCATTAATCTCGATAACAGCGCCGGGTCTACACATCAAGCCGCCTTCCATTGATGTCGTAAATGTCACCAGCTCAGACTCATTTGCTTCTGAGAATGCAATTGCCTTTGCCAGTCTTTGCGCTTGACCACGCGATGTACACGCAAAACCTTTTACCTGTTTTACAACGGTGCCAATTTTTGCTGATAAAGTAGTATTTTCAAAAACTTCGTAATCAATATCTTGCGAATCCATGTTGTAATAACTTACAGATATTACAGAATGTCTTTGTTTTAAACTTGAACCAGAATAATTGAACCCATCACTTGAAATATTGGCAAGTGAGAAAAGAAACGAGGAATCTTTGGGGGAATCTTGAGCAAGTAAAATACTGCCCGTTGACCAGATCGGCATACAACGCATCACGCCCGCCAGTTCATTAATTAAATTAAATGCAGAGCTAGAAGATTGAATATTTACGTTGGCTGAAAATCTGGCTTCCTGTCCGCCGAAGCCGTCATCAACAAGAGTATTTGCAAATTTTGATGCGGTTACAAAAGAAAATAAGTCAAGGTTTGCATCTGCAATATGTGTTCCAAATCCATATCTTTCAGTTGTCAAAAGGTCTAGTAAAATCATCGCGGGGCAACTTGTCCATACCGCCGAACCCATAACGCCGTTAAAAATATATCCGTCTGGATAGACAATACGGCCTGTTGCAGAATCGACAGTTGGTGTTCCTGAACTTGATGCACCTGCGCCCGGAATCCTTACTTTTATTCCACGGATGCGAAATTTTCGACGTGGAATAGAACTGAACTGTTGAGAATCAAGCCTGATTGCGTTATATGCTGAGTTTGCATAAGTACTTGCATCGTCAATAATTTCTGCAAAACTTGAAAATTGAAAAGCGTCAATCAACGAAGAATCTTGAGCATCAATTGTCATCCTCTTAACTCTAATATCAACAGGAAAAGAACCTGTAATTGCTACTGAATAATCTTTTTGATATGCGTCAGCGGTTCGACCTGTGATCGTATCTTCGATTACATCCGTGTAACCGCCTGAATTATATTGAACAGCAATTTTCAATTCAACAGTTGAGCCAAGAAGATCGCCTTCTGTTGTTGCTTTTTGTATTTGCGGAAATGTAATTGATACTTTTATACGATCAACATTTGTATTTGTAATTTGTCTTGTTACTGCACCTGTATTAGCTCCTGATTCTGTGCCATCACTATTTGTTGCTGTGATTCCAACAGGTGTTATTGAAGAAGAACTTTCAATTCCATCAATTCTAGTCTGATTCGCAGTTCCAAAACGAGGTGTGAAAGTAACATTTTGAAAATTAAAATCAGTATCTTGTGGATTACTTGAAGAAGCTGTTGCTTTCAAAACAGGGGTATCATTAAGAAAGACGTCTTTCAAATACGCGTTTGTATATGCCGCTGAAGTGCGATCTGTTATTTCTTCCTTTGAAGCGGTTGCAGAGCCTTCAATCTCGCCTTCTGATATAAGATCAAGGAAAGTTGCAAATTGCTTGCTGTGAAGCGTATCTGGTGTTCTTGTTGGTTGTCTCGGGGGCGGTGGATTACCACCACCACCAGAACCGCGAATAATTTTTCTTTTATCGGTCATGCCTGAACTTGCTCCGTATCGACACCGCCAGAAATCACGACAGAGCCAGTGAAAATTTCCCCATATACAATTGGGACGGGCGTTCCGGCTCTGCTAGTCTGTTGCGTACCTGAAAAGCTAAACGACAAACGCGGGTCTTGTTCACTAGAAAATTCAGGCATTTTTGGAACTGGAAACAGCATTTCACTTACACCACTCAAAACCAAACTCGCACCGATAAGACCAAGAGCCGCTGAACCATAAGCACCCGCCGCATATAAACCTGTTGCACCCATCAAACCACCTCCGCCAGCTAATCCCGCGCCTGAACCGCCTGCAAAAAGCCCCGCACCCATCGGCGTGAATGATAAACCGATCAAGGCCACTCCAAGAAGCACTTTTCCGAAATTACCCCCCGAACCTGAAATAACAGGTACAAAAGAAATATCTGATTTACCAATAGGATTGTGAAGCTCGTCTTGACCAATTTCATCATTATTAGCAATAACTTTATAATACCTATTTGCCATATGACTTTCTAGTTGCGGAAAATTATTTATCAAAAAACTAACAGCCTGCGCGACATTAGAAACATTTATATCTTCAAATTCTTTATGACCGACTTGTTTTGCCAGTTCTCCATACAACTTAATTTTGCGAAGCATAACGCAACCTCATTCCTGTGCATTTTAACAACCAAGGGTTGTAAGGTTCTTTACAGGATAGTCTATCTCTTAAATGATGTATTACATCGCCATCTACAAAAATCGCCACATGATTCAACCCGACAGCCCCGATAGACATTAATAAAGCATCGTTATTTTTTAATTTTTCATTCTTATTTAATTCAACAAACCCTGCTTCTTTTGCGCATCTTTCAAACATCGGGTCAGTTTGAAATTGTTCGGGTGTTGTTGGTCTTTCCCAGTCTCTAAGTTCTATATTCAATTTTTCTTTATAGTATCTGCGAACAAGCGACCAACAATCAGAGACACCCCAAACCCAAGGCAAACCGATCATATCTGGTTTATATCCTATCGGGGCATATTCGCCCCACGTTTCAGTTTTAGGGTTGACAATATACCAAGGTAAGTTTGATTGCTCACAGCTTATTTTGTCAGCTTCTGATGCAACAGGGGGTGTTGTCGGATGCGAATGAACTATTCCAATAATTTCTCCAAGAGAATCACCCGCAACAAAATCTTCTGGATTCATTATGAAACATTGATGCGATGTTATTGCTAAATTTTGACAAGGGAAGTATTTTTCTTTTCCACGAATATTCAACAAAAGCCCGCAAGATTCTTTCGGGTCTTCTTCTTTGGCGTGAAGCAATGCGTCAGCCTTCCAAGTCATCCTGTAATCATTCCAATACTAGGAAATTCTGCGCGTGTACATTGACGCTTTGGCGCTCGAACTCCCGCCATATCAAAAACAGCAGCAAGTTCAAAAGATACTACAGTTCTATTCTCTGCCGCTTTTCTATCAATAATATAAATTTCTTGCGGATATTCTGCTGTAGTGTCTGGCGTTCCGTATGGATTTACATTGCTTGGAAAATTAGCAGCATCAATAAACCTTGCTTGTGTCCTTATTCTTTTGACAGTTGCGCCCGTCAAATCGTTACCTGTTGTTGTTTGGTTGACCAAAAGAAGTATTGCTGAAATCGTTCCAATAGCATTTGAAAATGTAAGGGTCGGGCGTGGAAGTTGCCCTTTTCCATATTGAAAACCTTCAGCCTGTACGGGAAATCTTGTATAAGAATTACCTTGCCAAATTATTTCGCCATTATCTTTCAAACTTGTTCCCGCGTGAAAACGATATGTTGTTGTTGCTCCATGTAATGAATTATCAAGAGTCAAAGTAAAAAGTTCAATAACCGCTGAAGGGTTAATATTCTGTAATTCACTTACAATTTTATCTGTACTCATGCTTCAAATACTTGCCTGAATGTAGCGCTTATTGAAGCCCTGTTGTTATAGGGAATTGATTTAGACCAAGTTTCGCAAACAAATTTCTTTGCACCTGAAAGAGTTATCGAAACATTTCCGCTATTTGTTGCACTAGCGGCAGCTGTAACTGTAAATGTGTTTGCATCAGCCGCTGTCGCAACTGTAAAAGAACCATCGGTTGCGGAACCTGATGTGTAATCGATAGTTAAAACATCTCCTATTGCAACGCCGTGTGAGGTGATACTGATAGTAACAGTTGTTCCGCTTTGGGAATATGTACCTGTTTTTGTAAACCCTTCGCCGGGCGGTGTAAACGTAAAACTTTCCTGATCGTTGGCGCGGCTATCAAGAAACGCTTCGACAACATCGGCTTCTGTTTCGCTCAATTCAAAACTTACGTTGTAGACTTTCGGGTTTTGATTGCTTGCTAATCCAAAAAATATTCTCTGTTCAAATCCATCTGCAAATCTTACTGTGCGAACAGCGGGCGCAGACCTTTTTGAAAAGCCTTGATATGTGGGTGTAACGCTTGGAAAGGTTGCCATTTTAAGTTGCTAATAAACCTCCCGGCCTTTTTTGTTTTATTAATTCTGATTGTATCGCTGAAGCAAGAGCAACGCCAAGTTCTTTCCCGCGATTTTCATTTGCATTTGATTCCATTCCTTCAGCCGAGACATTTACATTTATATTATTTACAATGCCACCGCCTGCGCCACCAATTTGATTATTTGGGATAACTGTTCCGCTTGACTTTGGTGTAAAAATCTCCGGCCCTCGCTCCCCGACTAAATAACTACGCCCTGCGGATGCGCGGCCACCATTTGCAAGACCCGGTAAATCTGAAAATATTCCGCCAAAACTTCGTCTAAGTAAAGTATTTATTCCAAGTCTTAAAAGATCGCTTGCAAGCCCTTGAACAATTGATCTTGCCGCTTCCCCAAGTGTTCTTGCTCCCATGACTGCATCATGTAATGCATCAGAAATACCTGTGGCAATACTGTCCCCTATTTCTTTAAATATTTTAGCTTGTCTTTTTGATGCTTCATTAACTTGTTCAATAGATGTTTTTTGTTTATTTAATTCGTGATTTTGCTTTGCCAAAGAAACAAGTCTTGCTTCTTCTTCGCCATCAAATTGTTTTCTAATTTCTGCGATTTGCTGTTCAAGATCAAATTCTTTTTTCTTTTCTTCGCCCTTTATTTGATCTCTTTTAACAGATTTTGTAAGTTCTGCATTTTGTTTTTTCAAATTGTCTAATTGAGTATTAAATTCTCTTGTAGTATCTCTTGCTTTTGCGGCGGGAATACCTTCTTCAAGTTTTTTAATTTCAGCCTGTAATTGTTTAATCTGAAGTTTAAAGTCTGTAATTCCTTCAACACCTCCAATATTCTGCGCACCTATAAGAACACCAAATATATCTAAAGCCTTATTTGCACCATCAAGCTTTTCTTTTAATTCTTCAAGTTCTTCATTTTTTTGAGCAATTCGGCTTTCTATTGCGGCGGCTGTTCCTTCTTCTAATAATTGATTAAATTCTCTTTGTGCATTATTAGCTTCAAGTATTTTTGCCACAAACGCACCAAGACCAATAACAACTAAACCAAGCCCTGTTTTTGCTAAAGCAACTTTGAAAGCGGTTGCGGCGGCACTTGCGCTCGTAAATCCAACAGATGTTGCGGCTAGTGTGGCATTTGTAGCAATTAATTGACCTGTTGCAATTTGTGCCGAAACCTTTATTGCAAGAAAATTTGACGCTATTAAAGGCATGACAAAACTTAGACCTTTTACCGCCGCGGCAATCCCTATGAAAGCAAATGTTACTTGTCCCGCTTCACTATCAACAAAACTTACAATTGCTTCAATTAAGGCTGTCGTTGCTTGTGTAACTTTCAAAACAACAGGCAATAATTTATTTCCTAGTGTCAATTGCAATTCAAGAACAGCATTGCTAAATGCTTTAAAAACTTCAGCGGGCGAAGCATCCATAATCGCACCAATTTTGTCTGCGCCTTCTTCTGCTGATTTTGCTAAAGCTCTCAAAACAACATCTGAAGTTAATAATCCTTTTGATGCAAAATCTTTTAACTTTCCTGAAGCAATGCCAGTTTCGTCTGAAATAGCTTTAAGAAGTTGCGGAACCTGTTCTGCAATACTTCTAAATTCATCGCCTTGTAAACGCCCAGAACCTAAACCCTGCGCAAGCTGCGTAAACGCGGCGCTTGCTTCTGTTGCATTTAATCCCGCTAGTTTTGCAATAGTATTAAAACCGATAAAAGTAGTTTCAATATCTTTGAGAGAAATTCCAAGCGGCCTTAATCTTGCAAAAATATCTGTTACGCCCTGCGTTGCTTCAACGATTGATAAATTAAATCTATCTTGCGCTTTTCTAACTAATTCTTGAGCCTGTGCAAATTCTCCAAATTCAGATGTAAGAACTTTCATTCTTAACTGTAAAGCCTGAAAGTTTGAAGCCGTACTGACAGCCTGTTTTGCAACAGCCGTGAAAGCAACGCCCGCAAATGCCGCTTTAAGTCTTCCTAAATTATTCTGTAATGTGCTTGTTTGCGTTTGTACGCCTTTTAATGCTCTTGTGGCCTGCGAAGCATCAACTGTAAGTTTTACATTAGCCTGTGCCACAAATCAACAAAACCTTTTCTTATATATTACCTTCTATTTGCTCTTTGGCGATTTAATTCTCTTTTTTCTCTTTCATTCTTAACTTCATAATATGCAGCCCAATATATCAGTTCTTCTTCTGTAATCAAAGAACGTAATTCTTGAATCGTTTTGCCTAATTCTGTTGCGAGAAAAAATTCAAAATTTATCCAATTATCTCGCGATATTATTTTTTTGCTGTATCAACATTTAATTGAATATCAAACATAAATAATTCAATTTCGTTTAATACACTTTCTGGAAGTTCTCTTTGTAGGTTCGGCGCATCTGCGGGTGCAAACGCCTTTGACCCATCTTCTAATTCAGCATTTTTACAAAGAAGATATGTTGATATTGTCAAAGCATCATCAGTATTTGCCGCTGATTGTGCGCGAACTCGATCATCCCTTGTTAAAGGTTTAAAGTATAAGTTAGCCTTTACAACGCCGTTAGCGTCTTTAAATTCGTATTTTCTTCTGGCTGTCATCTGATCTTTATAAGATTCAGTTAACAGATCAATCGTTCTTTTGTTTGGCATTGGTTGATTAGTTGACTAATAAACTCAATGTATCAGATAGCGCTAGTAATTGCACCATTAGTTATAAAGCTGACATTTATTACTTGAACTTCGCCAAGTGTTGCGCCATATTCTGCCGAAGTGATAATTCCCGCAAAACTAATTTTTTTGGCTGAAGTATTTGAATCAGGAAAAAGTTCAAACAAAGCATCGCCCGCATCGCCTGTTACTAAAACATCGTCAATGAAAGCTTGATAATCTGAGTTTCCAGAGGGGTCATAAATAAGTTCCGCTGAACCTTCGCCAGAAATCAATCCGCCGATAAATGTTTTTGAGGTGTCGCCATTTACTGTTGTCTCCATTGTATCTTTCGTAATAGATAGAGACCAACTTCTAACGCCTGAAATGTCGGCTTCAGTACCGCCGGCATTTTCAAACATTATTTTTCCAACATCGCCCTTAATCGCAGCCATAACAAAAAAAAGAATTATTTATAAATATATTAACTCTTATCTGATTTTTTTACATCTTTTTTTAATTTTTCTTGGTTTTCCATATATCTCCTACAACGTCCATCCCAATATGCAGGGTCGCGGCGTCCTTTTACAGCTTCAATAGCATCAAGCATTTTTTCTGTAATTACTAATTTTGGCATAATTAAAGTTCCTCGAAAATTTCAAAGGTCATTCGCAGTTGCGTTTGAAATTGACCTTCAGGATTTGGATTGTCTACGACCTCCGGCCCGATTGGGCTGTCAAAGATCACACTAGAAACTGTAATTCGATTGTATAAATCCCGCAACCTTTTGCCGATTGTGTAATTATCACCTGAACCTATTCCCTGCGGTGTAAAGATATTAAAGACAACAATTCCATTAACGCGATTCTGTCCGCTTGCATTTCCGAGAGTCAAATAATTACTTTCACCAAATGTTGTAAGGCATTGAACAAAGGTTGTTACGGCGCTACTATCAAACGACATATTATGAAAAACAACAGGGATTGCGGGGCTACTGGCAAGCTCTGTCGCAACTCTAGCTTCGATTGTTGCTCTTACTGTATTTAAATCAATAGCGGCCATTATTTACCCCTTATTTGTTTGTATAAGTCTTGAATTTCGTTTGCAAGTTCTTTTGCCAACAAATCAAGATGTTTTGCTTTCAAACCCTGTTTGCTCCTGTATGTACCACCCCAAGACGGCGGCAAACTTGTTCCAAACATAACAGGTTCCGCATATGGAACATTATTATGAATATGATATTTTTTTCTAAAATTTTCTTTTCCTAATTGATAATTTAAAGGCTTCGGCGGTCTTATAACTGTTCCTTTACCAGATGCGCCGTATTTGCCTTCTTTTGCGGGTGCGCCGCTTTCTGCGTTTTCTCCTATCTGCCAAGAAACAGCAAGCCTTCCTGAATCTACTGGCGAGCCTTCTTTGACAATACGATCTCCTGTTAATACAGTAACCGACAACAAAGTATTGATTTGCTCCTCTGAATAATCCCCAATTTGGTCAACGCGTATTCTTCTCATGTTCTTAAATAAAGGGTGTAAGAAATATCGGTTCCGCCTGATGTTTTAGTAAGAACGCGAATAATATTATGTACAATACTTGAAATAAGAACTTTATCTTTTGTCGTAGGTTTTGCCGTAACATCCCCCGCAGATATTGTAATTTTTTTATCTTCCGCCTGAATAAGTTCATTTACTTCGCGCATATTTACATCTTCAAAAACAGCTTTGACAGTTGCATCGCTGTTCGATTCTGAAATAACGCCTGTTGTTGTATTGTAAGAACCCGCAGTGATAGTTCTTATAATTACATCTTGTCCAAAGCCTTGAATTGAAGCAACATTTTTTATTGCTTTCTGAACGGCGCTCGCGAAGTTTGGCATTAGATTTTATAAGCTATACAAGCGCCACTTGATAAAGTAATACTTGTGAAAACTCCATATATGGTTTGGCCTGCAAGAAAAGTTTCAGAATCAATTGAATTTCCTGAATAATTATGCGAAGCCGTGTTGATTTGTGTATCTTCTTTAAAAAAAATACTTTTAAATCTGCCTGTGTGTGCGGCTGTGTCTGTGATTAGCTCCCCGCCTAGTGTGTAATCTGGGTCAGCGTTGTACATTGATTAACTCCTTTTGATTGAAATGTTACCCGGCCCACTTATTCGTAAGCCTGTGAAATAGCGTTCAAATAATGGCGGAACGCGATCAGCGCCGACAGAACCGCTGAATACGGGTTCAACAGCGACACCGCCAACGCCTACTCTTTTATAATCCTCCAAGCCTGATAAGCCAAGCCCATTTCTATTATTATTTAAATAAACAGCCAATATTGCCTGCGCTCTTTTTACCTGATCTGGAATTTCTGTATCTGTAAAATAATCTGTTGAAATGCGAAAAGGAAATCCGACAGCATAAGTATTTACATAAGTGTCTGGTTTTCTGACTCCTGTTCGCGGCCATTGTAA